GCGCGGGAATAACGTACGCGATGCTTTACGACATGGTGAAGCAGGATCGTGTTCGTTTTAAGGAACGCGGGGTCGAAGAAGACGCCGAGTCGTTGATCTTTTGTGTTCCAGGTGTCGAAGGTGTCGGACGTCTGCGTAGATTCGAGCGCACCAAAGCCTACCGCATGCTGCAAATCCTGGCCGAGTTCCGGGACGGACCCGAAAACGCGAAGTTTTCTTTAAGACACGCGTACACGGCGGCTGAGGTCAGTCGTGGTGCGATGTCCACGTGGAGGGCTGAACATCCAACCTTCGATCGTCTGATGGAAGACATCCAACTCGAAATGGTCGACACGATGAAAGCCGAGGCTTACCGACGCTCGGTGGTCGGAGTCGACGAGCCCTTGGTACACCAGGGTCTCAAGACGGGCGAAACGATCAAAAAGTATTCCGATTCCCTGCTGCAGTTTACCCTGATGGGGTACGACGCGAAATTCCGAGCCAAAGACGTGAACGTCGCGGTGTCGGGCCAACTTAACACGAACGTTAACATCGAGGGACTCCGTGATCGACTTGCCCAGCGATTACAGGCGGTCGCCAAGTCGAAGATACAAGGCGAAGAAAGCCCCGATTGATCCGCACAATTTTTCGGATTTTGTGTCCGAGATGAGCGATCAGGAGGTGGTGGAGCTTTACTACGACTGGCCGACCTGGGCTCGACCCAACCAGATGGTCCCACCCGGTGAGGATTGGACGATTTGGCTTATTCTTGCCGGTCGTGGGTGGGGAAAGACTCGGTGTGGAGGTGAATTCGTCCGGTTCCACGTGGAACAAAAGCTCGCTTCACGCGTCGCGCTGATCGCCGAAGACGCGGGGGACGCCCGGGACGTGATGATCGAGGGTGAGTCCGGGCTGTTAGCCATTTCGCACCCCTCTAACCGCCCGAATTGGGTGCCGTCCAAGCGCCGACTCGAGTGGCCCAACGGGGCGATCGCGACCATTTACTCGGACAACGATCCCGAGACGCTTCGCGGTCCACAGCACGACCTGTTCTGGGTCGACGAACTCGCCAAGTTTCGCAACGCCAAAGAAATGTGGTCGAACCTGATGTTCGGCCTGCGCCTCGGCCAACGTCCGCGCGGTGTCGTCACCACGACGCCCAAGCCGATTCCGATCGTGCGGGAGCTGCTCGAAAACCCGCGCGTATTCGTCACTTCAGGGACCACGCATGAGAATTTCGGAAACCTCGCCCCTACCTTTCGTGATGAAATCATCGCCCAGTATGAGGGAACTCGACTCGGACGTCAGGAGCTTTACGCCGAGGTCATCGACCCGGAAGATTACGGAATCGTCAAGCGCGAGTGGTTCAAGCTTTGGGACTCCGATCGGCCATTCCCCGATTTCATGTATATTGTGCAGTCCTACGATTGTGCTTACACCGAAAAGACTATCAATGACCCGACCGCATGTTCTGTCTGGGGAGTGTTCAGGCCGAGCGAAGATTCACCTTTATGCGTGATGCTCATCGACTGCTGGGAAGAGTTCCTCGCTTACCCCGATCTGCGCCCTCGGGTGGTGAACGAGTACAAAGAGTCCGTGTACGGCGAACCCGGTAAAAAGACCGATTTGGTGCTGGTCGAGGAGAAAGCCTCAGGCATTTCGATCCTTCAGGACCTGCGCTACGCCGGGGTGCCTTGCCGTGGCTACAACCCGGGCAGAGCGGACAAAGTGCAACGGCTGCACATCGTGGCGAACATCATCGCCTGTGGCCGGGTCTACATCCCTGAATCGGTCGTGCACCGGGGGCAGCCGCGTGACTGGGCGGAGAAGCTCGTCTCCCAGATCTGCTCTTTCCCCGAGGCCGAGCGCGACGACCTGACCGACACCACCACGCAAGTGCTCCGGCTGTTGAAGGACATGGATTTCTTGCGCATCGACCCGGCCGAAGTCGCGCCGGATTACTACGACGACGAGCGTCCACGCAGGGTGAACCCTTATGCCCAATGATCTTCTTAAAACGGTTGGCGACTACCTCAACCCCGAGGACCTGCTCACCCTGGCCGGACCGCTGGCCGGGTTCAAGCCCACGGCCGGGATCACCGCCGCGTTGTACGCACCGAGCCTGAACGAAAACGAGGCCGAGGAGTTGGACAAGCTCCGCGCGATGCGCCCTCCCGCCGCTGCTCCACGTGAAACAGCACAGACCCCGGAAATGCGCGATTTCGTGAATCGGCTCCGGTACGAGCAGTTCGTGGGGGACCTGCGCAAGCAGTACGGACAACACGCCGATTTAATGCTGCAAGGGTTGATCAAGCAGGGATTGCAGGACGAGGCGCAACAGGCCCGGATGACCGGTCCACGTGCCAAGCCCCCCGCCCCTCCCGCTGCACGGCACGAGGCGACCGTACCCGAAGGACGGTTTCGCAGGTACGCCGAGGGCGGCATGATCGAGCACATGACGCCGGATTTCTCCGACGGTGGGCGGATGATTTACACCGATTCGCTCGATTCCTACGCCGGGGGTGGTGGCGTCAAGGGAAAGACCGTGCAGCAGATGGCGGACGAGTTGCTCACCAAAGGCCTGAAGACACCGGACCTGTCCAGGCGTGGCTTTATGCGACTGCCCGATCTTGGTGGCCCCAAGGAGTCGAAGCTCCCGATACCCGCCAAAGACATGGAGCGTTACCAGACCGAGAAGACCACGGTCGACCCCCTGTCGGGCTTGGTGGAGAAGGTAGTTGAAAAGGTCGCGCAAACGCCGATGTCCAGGCGTCAGATGTTGCAGGGCGCACTCGCCCAAGCCGCGCAAAGGGTTTTACCCTCCGTGGCCATGCAGCCCGTGAAGGATGTGGCGTCCGAGGTGGCCAAGACCGTGATGAAGCCCATCCCCACGCCCTCGATTGGTGGGTTGGTGGCACAAGGGTTGAAGATGGGAATGGACGAGGACGAAATCCTGCGTTTCGTGCAGAGTGCGATGCCTGGGGCCGACCCCGAGGAATTGGCCGGGGATTTGTATTATTTACCAGGAATTATGCGCGATCCGTACGAATATGCCGAGGACATGGGTGATGAGCCACTCATGAAAATCTTTGGACAGTTAGTGTCGCCTTACCAAGAATCCCCGATGGCACTTCGTCGTACGATGCGCGACATCCGAGGGATAGACCCAGCAAAGTACGATGAGTTAAAATCGGTGGCTCGCGATATCAAAATGTCGAATTTGGAAGACTAAGGACCCAATATGGCCACTAGCACTTTCCCTCAACAGCAGCAGCCAGCGATGACCCCGGGACCGGAGGACACCGAAGGCCTGATGGTCGACTTGGACGACGAATTCGCGGAGATCGAAGAGCAGCCCGATGGCTCGGCGATCGTACGGATGCGGGAGTTCGCGGGACCTCAGGAAGACCCGGATTTCTACGAGAATCTGGCGGAGTCGGTACCCTCGTGGGAACTCTCGAAGCTCGCGCTGAAAATGATCCAGTTGATCAAAGCGGACAAGGAAGCGCGGAAAGAACGCGACAAGCAGTACGAAGAGGGGATTCGGCGCACGGGGTTAGGGAAAGACGCCCCGGGCGGTGCGAATTTCGAGGGTGCGTCCAAGGTCGTGCACCCGGTGATGGCCGAAGCCTGCGTGGATTTCGAATCCCGAGCGATCAAAGAGCTTTTCCCGCCGGACGGTCCCGTACGGACGAATGTGGTGGGGGACGTCACCGAGGAGCAAAAGAACCGGGCCGAGCGCAAGCGCGACTTCATGAACTGGCAGCTTACGAACCAGATCGTCGAATTCCGCGACGAGCAAGAGCAAATGCTTACGCAGCTGCCGCTTGGCGGCTCCCAGTTCCTGAAGCTGTGGTACGACCCACAGAAGAAACGCCCCTGTGCCGAGTTCGTCCCGATTGATAACCTGATCATCCCCTACGCGGCGGGGAGCTTTTACACCGCAAACCGCTGCGCCGAGATGCAGGACATCACCGAACAGATGTTCAACGAGCGGATCGAGGCGGGACTTTATCGCGACATTTCGGTCACGCGGGTTTCCGAGGAGCCGGAGCTTACCGAACCCGAAAAGGCGAACCAAAAGGTCGAGGGTAAGACCTGGACCGACGACGAAGACGGGCTTCGACGTGTGTACCACGTGATGGTGAATATGTCCTGCGAGTGGGACTCGTTTTGCGAAGGCGAAATCGCCCCTTACATCTTGATGATCGATGAGCAGACGACCGACGTGGTCGGCTGGTACCGGAATTGGGAAGAAGGGGACGAGACGCGCACGAAGCTCGACTGGATCATCGAGTTCAAATTCATCCCCTGGCGTGGTGCACTGGCGATCGGGTTCCCACACTTGATCGGCGGGATGTCGGCTGCACTTACTGGGGCACTCCGGGCGCTGCTGGACACGGCGCACATCAATAACGCGGCGACGATGCTCAAGCTCAAAGGGGCGAAGATTTCGGGCCAAAGCCAGAACGTCGACGTCACCCAGATCACCGAGATCGAGGGTGCGCCCGGGGTGGACGACATCCGAAAGATCGCGATGCCGATGCCTTTCAACCCACCCTCCGAGGTGCTATTCAAGCTGATGGGCTGGCTGACCGAGGCCGCGAAAGGCGTGGTGACCACGAGCGAAGAAAAGATCGCCGATATCGCCTCCACCGCTCCAGTCGGCACCACCCAGGCGCTAATCGAGCAAGGTGCGGCGGTGTTCAGCGCGATCCACGCCCGGTTGCACGAGTCCCAAAAGCGGGTGCTGATGGTGCTGCAGCGCATCAACCGCTGGTACCTCGACGAAATGATCATGCACGACGTCCCGGCGGAACTCGAAGTGAAGCGCGAGGACTTCAACCGGAACTCGGACGTGATCCCGGTGTCGGATCCGCATATCTTCTCCGAAACGCAGCGGATGGCACAGAATCAAGCCGTGCTGGCGCTGATGGACAAAAACCCGGACCTCTTCGACCGCCGTGCGGTTGTACACCGGGTGCTCAAGCAGATGAAGGTGCCGAACATCACCGAAATCATGCCCGCTGTGGCCGAACCGATGGAAATCAACGCGGCGGAGGAGAATGGTGCGATGTCGATTGGTCGCGCAGCATTCGCCTACCCACACCAAAACCACCTCGCGCATATCCAAGCGCACCTCGATTTCGCGATGAACCCAATGCTGGGCGCGAATCCGATGATCGCCCCGACTTTCATGCCAATGCTTGTGGAGCATATCAAGCAACACGTGATCCTTTGGTACTTGGGCCACATGAACGGCTACGTCGAGAAGGCGCTCGGCAAGAAGCCCGACGATTACGACGTTGCCGGAATCACCGGGGAGGTGGACAAGCTTTACGCGTTGGCCTCGCAGCACGTGATGATGGACAGCAAAGACGCTTTCGCCCGGGTTGCACCGGTGATTCAGCAAATCCAGCAGGTGTTGCAGCAGTTGAAACCGAAGCCCCCGATGGACGGCGGAGACCAAGTCATTCTCGAGACCTCGATGGCCGAAACGCAACGTCGGGCCGAGAACGATAAGGCGCGGCTGGCGCTGGACGCCGAGAAGGTCAAGCTCGACGCGTTGGCCAAGAATCGCCAGCAGCAGATCGACATTGCGCTCAACGCCAGCGATAACCTGACCGAAGAGCGAATCAAGTCCGCAGAACTTACGCACGATGCGCAAAGACTGCAAACCGAGCAGCTCGAAACTGCTCTCACCGCGCAGGAAAGCGCACAACGTGCACTAGGAGGCACAAATGGCTAATACCTCGTACGAAATTAACGCGTCGAAAGTAAACGTCCCCTACCACAAGCGGATCGCGATGGGCGAGAAGCTCGACGGTTCGTCCCTGCAGTCGAAGGGTAGCACCGAGGCCCCCGCTAAGAAGTCGACGGGTGGGGCGCTGTCTTCGATGAAAAAGAAGTAAAGCATGCGTTACGTCTCGGACTTCGTCGAGGCTCTGAAGTACGAGCAGCAACGCTTGCGCGATGCAATGGCCGCAGGATCTCCTGCGACTTTTGAGGCCTACCAACGCCTAGTTGGCCAAAATCAAGGGCTTGAAAAAGCTCTGGATATCTTAAATAATCTTTTAATGGAAGAGGATTCCGATGACTGATATACCGGAGGCTTCGAATGAAGTCGCTTTGCGGGAAGCATTTCCTGCTGTTGATCCCGGTGCTGTACCCGTAGGCGGTCGTATTTTGGTCCAGTGGCGTCAAACCCGCAAGACCGTGACCTCTGCTGGGCTACTTATCGTGGAAGAAACGAAAGAGACCGAGAAGTGGAACAATCAAGTCGCGAAGGTGATAGCGATTGGACCGCTGGCATTTCGGAAGCGCGATACACTCGAACCCTGGCCGGAAGGCAATTGGGTGGAGGTGGGCGACTTCGTCCGAATGCCAAAATGGGGTGGTGACCGGTGGGAAGTCGTGTACGGCGACCCGAAGCTCGGTGAAACCGCATTGTTCTCGATCTTCAATGACCACGAAGTGATCTCCAAGGTCACGGGTGACCCCTTGAAAGTGAGGGCCTTCCTATGAATCCGACCGAAAAAGCGGAGATGCAGGTCTCCGAAGCTCCAGACGGCTCGGCCATCGTCGAGATGGTAGCGCCGCAGGAGATAAACACCGAGCAGAAGCTCGAGCAAATCGGGGTGCAAAATGGCTTCGAGCGTGCAAACGCCAACACCAATGCGGATTCGGACGACGGTGATGATGGTGATGTCGATCCGGAAAGAGAAGCAATTCGGGCGGCGAGGCGTGAAGAGCGGCACCTTAAAAAGCGCTTGACCAAAGCGAAGATCGAGGAGTCAAGTCACGTCATTAATTCGCTGCGCCGCGAGAACGAGCGAATGGCCGAACGGCTGGCGGTCCTCGAACGAAAGACTGCGGGATCGGACCTTGCGCGACTCGACAAAGCGATCGAGGACTCGCAGGTGCGGATGACGTACGCCAAGATGAAGATCAAAGAGGCGACCGAGCAGGCGGACGGTGCGGGTCTGGCCGAAGCCCAAGAAGCGTGGTACGAGGCGAGGCGGCAAGCGGAAGCGCTCGAGGCGCTGAAGCGTAAAGCGGTGGAATCCGGTCCGAGTTCGAATGTGCCGCAAGCGCCGGATCCGACGCTCAAAAAGCACGCCTCGAATTGGATGGCTCGGAACGACTGGTACGACCCCAACGGGCGGGATATGGACTCGCAGATCACCACCAAGATCGATGAGCAGTTGACCAAAGAGGGCTGGGATCCGAAGACCCCCGATTACTGGGAGGAGCTGGATAATAGATTGACAAAATACCTGCCTCACAGGTACAATTCGTCCAACGATGACCGTTCGTCATCCAATCGGAGACCTCGTTCGGTGGTTACTGGCTCAGGTAGAGAATCAGCACACGGCAATCGCAACGATAGCAATGCAGGGTTCCACTTGTCGCCAGAGCGAGTATTAGCGATCAAAGAAGCGGGTAGGTGGGATAACCTCGCCGAGCGCAAGAAAATGATCCAAAAATACATGGAATATGACCGCATGCACGGAACAAGGAATAACTGAAATGAGAGACGAACG